AATGCGGTGTACTCCTGGTCCCGGCTCTGGTAGTAGTTCGGGATGAGGTCATACAACTTCTCGGCGTGCCCGTGGGGGACCGGCGTGAGCGCCAGGCCAGTGCTCACCTGCCGCCAGCGCTGGGCCGACTCGGTGCCCTTCAGGTAGAAGAAGAGCGAGTAGTAGTACCAGCGCCCGGGCGGGAGGTTGCGGTCGTAGATGCTCTGCACCAGTGGAGTCGGTCGATTGAAGGTGTTCGCCGTGCTCGCAGGCTGCGTCTCGTAGTAGGGGAGGACGTCGGTGCGCTCGACGTCGATGTTCGCCACGGCCTCCGTGTAGGGGTAGTCGAAGATCTTCTCGCCGTCGATGGGGGTCATCGGATACCCGAAGGCGGAGCGGGTGACGGCGATCCTCGGCGTCAGGGAGTACTCGGAGATGTCGTTGAGGACCATGGCCTCGACCGACCGGTTGAGCCCCCAGATGATCCGCACCGTGTTGTAGTCCCACGTCTCGATGTGGAACGTGACCTGTGACGCCAGGTCGTCCAAGAGAGGGTCGGTGGGGACGTGACGCAGGTAGGCATTCGACGGCGAGGTGGCTGTGCCCGACAGGCCACCGACGGCGGCGATGTCGACCGAGTTGTTGTTGACCGTGAAGGTCGTCGCCGTCGGCGTAGCGACGATGCGGAAGGTCCCGTCGAACGGCTCTCCCAGCCCTTCGATGGTGACCTGCCAGCCGACACCGAACGTATGGGGGGTATCGGTCCCGAACGTGGCGGTACCACCGGCAACCCCTGCCGCCGTGATGGTGGCCTGGACGGACCGGACCGCATCACGGTCGACCTCAAAGGTCGGGGTCCAGAAGGTCATGTGTTCGCCAGACCGCCCGTGGCGATGACCCACGGTTCAGCGAGGTTCGGGTTGACCCGGGGGATCCGGTAGAGGTTCTCCGGGTCGGCCTCCTCGGAGTTGATGTCCTCCACCGTGTTCGGTGTCCCACCCGTCACCATCAACTCGTTCAGCGTGATGTAGTCCACGCCGTCGACCTTGAGCGCCGCCCGGTACACGTCACCGATGGAGACCCGGCGGCCGAAGTCGACGTTGTCGTAGTCGAAGACGTCCTCGACGTACGACTGCACGGCGGCACGCACGCTCTCCCGGTTGTAGAGCGGACGCACCTTCACGCTGATATCGATATCGGCATCGGTCCACTGCACAGGCTCGCCGTAGACCACCGAGCCGATCAACTTCTTGTCGGCCAGGTACGACTCCAAGGAGTTGATCAGGATCTCCATCGCCGGGTCCGTGGTGGTGATGCTGGCATTGCTCACGTCCGTCGGGGGGACCATCTCCAGGGCGTCACTGATCACCACGGCGAAGGTGAAACCCGGGCAGCCGACGACAACGGCGGTGGCATCAGACACGGCTGTCGTCGCCACGTTGGAGGCGGTCTGCTTGTACGAGAAGGTCGTCGCCGTCACCGCCGTGATGACGTGGGTGCCGTTGAAAGTTGAGTCCACCCCACTCACAGTGACCGTCTGGCCCACCCGGAAGCCGTGGGTGGTCGCAGTGGTGAGCGTGGCGACGTTGGAGGTCAGCACCTTGTTGTTGATCACCACGGCGCTGGTCGAGGGATACACCGCTGTGACTCGCTGAGTGCCGTCCATGACGACGTCCACACCCGCGAGGTACACGGTCTGACCCACCGTGAGCGCCGCCTCGGCCCCGAGGGCGATGGTCGCCACGTTGGTGGCGGCGTACTTCCCGATGACCGACGTAACCAGATACGCCTGGGACTGGGGCCCGCTGGCGATGCGGACGTACACCGAGGTGTAGTTGGCCCCGTACGCCGTGGCCTTCGTGATGCCAGGCACCTGGAGGGCCAGGCTGGTGTAATCCTCCAGCGTCACCGCCCTCTGCTTCAAGGCGTTCGACCGGGGGATGGAGTAGCGCATCGACTCCACCGACTCGACATCCGACCCGCCCACCGGGGAGCCGGTGTTGCTCACCGTCACTCCGAGGCTGGAGGCGAAGGTGTTGTCGAGGATGGACACGGTGTTCACGCCGAGGCTGTTGGCGAGGGCCCCAGAGCCGTAGCGGTACTCCACGAAGATCTGGGAGTTGTTCGGAGGGATCCGCCCGGAGACGGCGTCTCCGAAGAGGACATGGGTGAGGCCCTCGTCATCGACGTAGGTGGTGAACACCGACTGCGTGGGGGTGGCGAGAGCCATCTTGTCGACCTCGGCCCACGGAACGACCTGCCCGCCCTCCTTCGTGTAGATCTTCACCGTCCGGTCCACGACGCCGGGATTGGTGATCAGGTACTCAGCGGTGGGCACACCGTTGCTGGTCCCCAGGAGGTAGGGAGCCAGCGTCGTTCCCTCGGACGCCGAGGCAGCCACCGACACCGAGAAGACTGTCGAGTCGAGGGCCACCTGCTTGCCCGCCGCCGAGTCGAGGACCACCTGATAGTCCGTCTCAAACGCTATGGCGTTGCCCTCGGCATCCGACTCGGACGCCACCCGGGTCTTGGCCGGGATGATCACCACGTTCCCGGTGGTGACCGTGGTCGAGCCCGAGGTGGTACCGGTGGCCGGTGACGTGCTGGGGATCCCGTACGTCAACGAGAAGGGGAGGCTGAGGGTGGACTGCGTGGTGCTCTCCACCACGAACTGCCCGTCGAAGGGAGCCCCGAGGCCGTCCACCGTGATCGTCTGGCCGGGGACGATGCTGATCGAGAAGGACTCACTGGTCAGTTGCAGTGTCACGACCCCGCTCAACGCCTCGGCGGAGGAGACCGTGTAGACGAAGGTGGGGATGACCCCCTCGGGGAGGTTGTCGATGTCCCACTGCCAGTAGAAGGTGATGGGGACCGTAGCCGCACGCTGGCCCATCGGGACGTACCCGAACATGTCAGCGATGTACGAGATGCTCTGCCGCCGCACCGCCGTGCCGAGGAAGGCTTCCGAGCCGACCCGGTCGATGTAGTAGTTCATGATGTCGCCTGCGTAGGCGTACAACTCCAGGAGCATCGTCCCGAAGTCGCCCGTCTCCCCCACGGTCTGCCAGTCGGGCATGATGCCCTTGGCGAGACCGATGAGCGTGGAGCGGATGCCCTTGTAGTCCCTCGACGTGTAGTCGAGGATGAACCGGGTGGAGGTGCCGTCGTCAGCCGTAGTCATACCGTCGCCTCCGTCGTAGCACTCTCGTTCTCCAGCGTCACCGCTACGGACGTCTCAGGAGAGAAGTTGGACGTCTTGTATCGGATCTCGATGTAGACCACGTTGGGCGCATCATCCCGGACCTCGACTGACACGTCCTTGATCAAGGCCCGTCGGACCATGTGGATCAGCCGGTCCCGAATGTAGCCCGCCGCATCATTGCGCTCTAGGGCGCTGGCAGGGTCGAAGAGGACCGCCTGGATGTCGCACCCCCAGTCAGGATGCATCACTCGCTCGCCCTGGTTGGTGGTCACAGCGTCCACCAACTGGTCACGGACGATCTTCTCGTAGTCCGTCGTGGATACCGGAGTGCCGTTCAGGATGCGGAAGGGGCTGGAGAAGGCAATCATCTGGGTCCTTAGATCGTGGGGGCCACGTCGATGATGTCGGGGATACGGCCCCACGACGATCTCCACATGCCGGTCGCTGTGTCCTTGAGTACTTGCGGCTTCCCCCGGCCCTGCCAGAACCAGTTGCTCTTCTCCGGCACGGGCACGAATCGCTGATCCCGGGTCAGAGCGAGATTGGTCTGGAACCCAGTATGAGTGAGGGAGTGCCGCACTCCACGAACCAGCCAGAGCCCGTTGAACTCGCTCTTGGCGGTCGGGGAAGCACTGACCTGGATGGAGATGACCACTCCGGCAACCAGAGCGGCATCCCCGTTGACCCGGGCCGTGGCCGACTGATTCCAGAGGGCTGTGCTGTTCTGAAACGCCTCGGTGTAGGCATCAACCATCGCTCGGGAGAGCACGGGAATCCCTGCGGAGAAGTTATACGGGATGGTCGTGATGGGCTTACTCAACGTCGGGGTGGTCCCGTCGAAGTACCCAAACGAGGGGACCACGTTCTCCCGCAGCGTGGGGGACTCTGTGTGCGCCTGCCAGTCGAAGAGGGCCCTTGTCGGGTCGAGCACGTCATCGCCCTTGATGAAGGAGCGGAAGACCGGCGACTCCCGGAGCACCCGGGAAGGCTTCACCATCCGGACGAGGCCCTTGTAGTAGTAGATGGTGTAGCCGATCCGAGCAGCCAGCATGTTGATGAACTGCCAGTCGCTCTCGTTGGTCTGGGAGAGGGCGGGCCAGGCGAAGGAGTGGCTGTCGGTCTGGGCCCCGATGTCGTAGCCGTTGACGATCTCCAGGAACAGTTGCGGAACCGTCTTGTTGACCTCAAAGCGAGGGGTGCCGCTCTGCATCACCTTGGTCGGACCGAGGCAGGTGATGTCGTAGATCGAGTCCTTCTGATACTCCTGGTTCGGGGAGATATCGACCACATACCCCTCGTAAGTGTTGGGCGCGGCCCGTCGCCCGTACCGGAACGAGATGGTCTTGTCGAGGAACCTCTCGGTCTGCCCCTTGGTCAGCAGCGTGGTGATCTTGGCCGTTTCGTGAGTCCCCTCTTCGTTCGATACCCCCACCCAGTCGATCTCGGAATCGGACAGCACCAACTCCTCCCCGTCCACCTCCAAGCGGGAGACGAGGATCCTCTGGAGTGCGCTGAGCGCCGGATCGCTTACTGCGGTGGGCATGGGCTCACTCGGGGATGTAGATGGTGTCACCCATCTTGAGGTCGAAGGGGTACCGGACGTGCGGGTTGGCGTTGGCGATGACCCACCACTGCGACGGGTCCTGGAGGTGCTGGTAGGACAGCAACTGGATGTTGTCGGTCACCTTCACCATGTACTGCCGAGGCGGCACCGAGGGCTGGCCCGTCGTCAGGAGATAGGTGGTGTCCCGGCTGACCTCGATGACCGCATCGGTATCAGCGTCGATCTCCACATGCCCACGCTCGTCGTAGTAGTGGGCCATGGCGTCCTCATGTGCCGCCTGCGTGTATCGGGAGTCGCTGGTGATCATCACTTGCTCCTGGAGTAAGCGATGAAGGGGAGGAGGCAGGCTTCCTTGCCCCACCGCTGGTAGTTGTTGGGGAGTTTCTGCACCGACGAGCCCGTGGCTTCGATGGTGCCGCCGTTCCCGTCGGAGAAGCCGATGTGGCCGTCGTTCCCAGCACCCTTCATGGGGTCATCCGGCATCAGGAGACAGGCCCCCGGGATGTTGAAAGCGTCCGCCCGAGAGATACCGAGACCAGCATCGGCGCACAACTTCCAGATGGACGAAGAGACGGTGGCCCCCAGGTTCCCCCCGGTCGCCACAGCGAACGAGGCGACGATGAGCCCGGAGCAGTCCTTGTACCCGGACGTCGGAGAGCAACGCTGAGGACCCTGGTTGTAGCGCTCCCCGAGAAAGGTGGCAGCAGCGTCGAGCAGCCCTTGTCCGGTCGCCGCCCCACCGGTCGGGAGGGGCGCACTGAAGGGGTTCCCCCACTCGTCCTGCTTCCCCTGAGGATCCTTCTTCCTGGTGAAGCCCTCGGTTGCAGACTCGGTGCCTTCCTTCTTAGCGGCCCTCGACTCCTCTGCGACAGCCCTCACCTTGAACGTCTCGTTGTACGGAACAACAGCCTCGACCCTGCCCGCTGAACCGGTGGAGGCAAAGGTGAAGTCCTGACGCACGGGCCCGATGTAGTACGCCTTCACCGAGATGGTGATCTTCATCCGGATCGGCCGCATGCGGTGGTCGAACTTCTCGTAGGAGACCAAGGCGCTCTGGGGACGCCCCTGAATCGAGATCTGCGGGCTGAACACCACGGTGATGTTCCGGGGGTTGATCATGAGGACGCCGTTGTCGGGCAGGTCCGGGGTCTGCGAGTCCGGGACCACCCCACGCACGACGAGGTTGAAGTAGTCGAAGTCCTCCAGGACGCCCCGAGGCATCCGCCCGTTGGCGTTCTCGGTCTGGCGGTCGAAGTACAGGTCGAACGAGAAGTCGAGCACCCCCGGCGGAGCGACGAGGTTGTTGGCTCCGAAGACCGTGTTGAACGGGTCGAGCGCCTGCTGGTCGAGGTAGGAGACGAAGTCCCGCTGGAGTGTCTCCGGGTTGAACATGAAGTAGAGCCGATACTTGCTCGTCGGGTCGGTACCGTTGATCGCAGACCGACGGATGTACCCCCGCAGGATGCGGACATCCGACCGGGTTCGCTCGGCCAACGAGTTGGCGATGCGTCCTGCCGCCCTGGTGTCGAACGAGGGGTTCGACAGGGCGAAGTCGTTGTCGTCCAGCCGCTGCATCGAGCGGTTCCGGAGCATGGTGGAGTAGTCGGCCCCTTGGCCGATACCGCTATCGATAGGGATTGAGATGGCGACCGTGGGGTTGAACTCGTTGAACGTGATGAAGTTGTCGGTGGGCATCAGCCGACCCCCGTCCGGAGGGCGTTCTCGACCTCTTCCCGGTGCTGCTCCCACCCGGCGTTGGTGGACCAGGGCTTGAAGTTCGTGCCCCCTGCGGAGATCTCCCAGGCGTGCTGCATGTGGATCGCCGGGTCGAGGTTCGCCACCTGATCCCGCTGCCCGCCGGTCCCGAACTGGGCTACGAGCGAACGGATCTGCGTGAGCCCGACCGACGGGCCCCAGGTAGCGGTCTGGAGGCTGACGTCACCAATGGCGTCGGTCTTGAGGCGGGACTCCCGGATGGCGATGCAGAGGATGTGGATGAGGTTCTCGTACAGGAAGCCTGCGGCGACGGCGTAGGAGGCAGCCTGGTTGATCGTCAGCGTCCTCCCGGTCGAGTCACCGGGGGACGGGTTCTGGCCCGCCGTGTACGGGTTCTCAAACCCCGACGTCGCTCTCGCCGTTGATACCAACTTCCTGGTGAAGCCTTCGGTGGCGCTCTCGGTTCCTTCCTTCTTGGCGGTCTTCCCTTCCTCCGCAACCGCCTTGACCTTGAAGGTCTCGTTGTAGGGCACGACCGCCTCGGCCACCGATTGCGAGAAGTTCTGTGAGAAGCCGGGGGTGTCCTGGATCGGTCCGATGTAGAACGCCTTCATCTGGATCCCGATCTTCATCCGGGTCGGGATCATGCGGTGGCTGAACTTCTCCCACCGCACGACGGCGTTGTAGGGCCGACCCTGGACCGAGAGATCCTCCCCGAAGACGATAGTGACATTGCTCGGGCTCACCATCATGATCCCGTTGTCGGGGATGGCGTTCCCGGTGTCCTGGCTGTCTGGGACGATGCCCCGCACGACGAGGTCGAAGAAGTCGTAGTCCACCTTGGTGCCGGGGTGGTTCTCGTCCCGGGCCACCTCGATGGCACGGTCGAACAGCAACTCAAACTGGAAGTCGAGGATGCCGGGAGCCGATGCCATGTTGTGCGATCCGAACATGGCGTTCCCCGGATCGAGGGCCTGCTGGTCTAGATAGGCGATGTAGGACCGGTTGATCACCTCGGGGTTGAACATGAAGTAGAGGCGGTATCGACTGGTTGCGTCGCCGCTATCGATACGGCTCCGCCGGATGTACCCCCGCAGGATCTGGCCCCCGTTCGGCTGGAGCGGGTTGCCCCCACGGGTCAAGGCGAACCCCGGGTTGGACAGCCCCTGCGATGCGGTGAGGAACCTCTCCTGGGCGTACTGCGACTCCGAGACCTCCCCCACGATGTTCGACGGAGGACGGACCGTGATGGCGGGCTGGAAGACATTGACGATCATCAGACGTGGCTCCAGTCACGCCGTCGAACCTCGTCTTCCAGGTGAGTGACCAAGGTGCTCGCCACTCGACGTGCATCAGCAGCGGTACTCCCGATGGCCCCCACGTCGATGTTCTCGATCTTGAACACCACGGTCCGGTTGTTCCCGCCCGACATCATGGACCTAGGGTCGACACCGGGATCACCGAAAGTGACATCCGACTCCCGCTCAGGGTCGAAGCCCTTGTATCCGAGGATCGGGATACTCATCACAGCCGTCTCTCGGTTGATGGCCTGGTAGAGCCCAGCCGAACTATCGGGAGCGTCCCCTCCGAGTTTCACCAAGCCCTCCAACGGCTTGAGCATCATCCGGGAGTACAACTGGGTCAACTTGTCGATGCTGCCGGTGTACGAAGAACTGGTAGCGAACTTCCCCACCAACTTCGTCAACCCGTCGAGGGCGATCTTGAGGGTGTGGTCCATGATGAACTCAAACGCATCGACAACGAGGTTGCCTGCGATATCCGACGCCTTGTTCCAACCCCTCCCGATGAGGCCCGTCGGGTCGGCAGTCCCATGGACGCCAATGCCTGGGGCGTAGACCCCTCCGACGCCAACACCCCCTATTCCAATATCGACGGGCCCGGGAACGACATCCCAGATGCTGTCCCAGGGAGCCCCATACGGCATATCGTTCCCACCGGGGTCACCCATCGGCATGGTGCCGCCCATCTGAATGTGCCAGGGCTCCCCCTGGTTCGCCGCCGTCTGGAGCCCGAACTTCCCTGCGTTCTGCATGAGCCAGCCCATCTGGCTCTTCGGCCCGATGTCCGCTGCCCACCCACGGGTGTGAGCGCTCCGGGAAGGATGTCCCACGGCCCCGGCACCATTGCGGCGGAGGCGGTTCTGGGTGACGGTGTCTCGATACGAAGAGGACATCTTCAACTTCGGGTTCGCCCTCATCATGGCGTTGACCCGCTTCGACAGATCCGGGCTCAGGTGCGCCGTATCAATGCCGCCCGCTCCGCCGTATGAACCCGCCGGGGCTCCGTACGGCATGTCGCCCCCGGGATCACCCAGCATGTCAAAGGCGGATCCCGTGAGCGACGCAATCGCCCCGAGCGGGCTGGTGGCGACGCCCGTCAGGATAGGCATCAACATCTCCATGATCGGTGTCGGCAGCAGCGCCAACATCCGACCGATGTTCGTGGTCTTCAGCATGTGCCCCAGGCCGAAGTCAGTGGCCTGCATGCTCACGTTGAAGCGCCGGTCAGCGCTCTCTCGGGCGGCGTAGGACTGGTACATCTGCCCGCCCAGGAGGTAGTCCCGACGGGTCCCCTGCGTGACGTTCCGCAGCCGCTCGTAACCGACGTTGAGCCCCCGGTCTGCCGACGTCATGTCCCGGAGGGTGTCGGACGTGACCTTGCTGGCAGGCACATGCCCACGGTTGGTGAGGACGTACTGCCACCAGTAGTCGACCATGGTCTGAGGGACGCCCATGATCTGGAACCAAGTGTTGATGTTCGACCCGGGGAAGTTCTGGGTGATCAACTGCTCCGGCGTGAACTGCCTCCCCTGGTCCCCACCAGGGCGCTGCTGCTCCAGGAACTTCGTGATGCCCGCAGCCCACTCGGCCAGCGTCTTGTACCGGCCGCCCGAGCCGATCATGGTGAACGCACCTTCACCGAGGAACGCCCCGGTCTGCTGGGCCTTGACGTTGCCCATGTAGCCAGCCAGCGCCCCAGCCGAGGTGCCTGGGGCCATCCCGGGGTTGAGCACCTGCATCTGGCGTACCGACTCAAAGAAGCCGTTCCGACTGGGCGTGCCTTCCATCAGGGCCCCGACGCCCTGGCCCGCCAGGATCGTCGCCATCATGTCGTTCTGGGTGCCCATGACCGGCATGCGCTGGGAGAGCCCTCGGATAATCTCCCGCATGTGCATGGGGTTAGAACCACCAGACGCTGCCGTCATCATGGTGGCGTTGGGGGCCAGGGCATTGCTCAACGAGAGCATGGAATTGAGGTTGCCCTCGGGCCCGTTGATCCGGTTGTAGGCGTACTGGATACCGCTCCCGGCCACGGCTCCGTACATCTGCTTCATGCCGTTGAGCCCAGCGAACGCCACCCCCAGGAGCCCGTTCTTGCCCATGAGGTTGTCCATGAAGTCGTTCATGGCGTTCAGCGTCCCGCCGCCCACGGACTTCGCTGCTGTCATGTCAGCGGAGCCCGGGCCGTTGCCACCCCCAGTGCCGCCACTCCCTGGCTGCTGGAAGAAGGTCGCCTGAGTGGGCGGGGGCGGAAGCCCGTTCCCACCACCGCCAGTGGCGGTTTGGGGACCGGGGACATCACCAGCGAGTTTGGGACCCTGGGTCTGCCAGACGTTCGGCTTCGCTCCTCCGAAGGAGTCGCTGGTGCTCCCGCCCTTGCCCCCCGTGAACTTCGATAGGGCCCCGGTCACCCGGTTGATAGCCCCGGCGACGGTGGAGTCCTTGAGAGCGGCGTAGAGGCCCTTGATGTCGGAGGTCAGCCCCTGCACGTCCTTGCGGACGTCCTTGAGTTTGGGCAACGTGATATCAGCGCCCGAGGACACGTCGTTCCGAGACTTGGCCCCCGTCAGGCTCGGGTTCGGAGCGGGAAGAGGGTCCTTGGGAGGCATCCCTCCTGCATACGGCTCACTAGCCACTCCGTCTCCACTTCATCAGACTCAGCCAGTGGTCCCGCTCTCTGCGGGTCAGGTTCTTGATCTCGGTGATCCCCCAGCCCGGGTACTCCCGTGCGATGAGGTCATAGGTCATGTACAGGCGACTGGTGTCAAAAGCGAAAGAAGTGCTCCCAACCCAGGCCCAGGGTCAGCACGAACCCACACGACGGGCAGGGGATCTCAATGGAGAGGGTCGGGGAGGGCTGCTCCTCGACCATCTCCGTCAAGAGGTCTCGTCGGTCTCCCATGGAAAGGCCCTTGGCGAACGCCTCGGGGTCAACGACAGGCTGTCCGTCCACCTGCATGATGCACTCGCTGAGCAGGATCGTGTTGTGCTCCGCAGCGGTTGCTCCCCGCCGGGAGAGGAGCAACTTCTGGTCGTTGCCGGTCACCAGGCGGTAGGTGACCTTCCGGCCCTTCGTCGTGGTGTAGGACCGCTGGACCTGGAAGGGTGTCTCCATCTCCCGGATCTTGATGTCCTCCGAGATGATGAGGGTCGTGTCCAGGTCCGTCTCGCACTGCGGGCACTTCTCCTCAAACTCCCGGGTGTCCCCGTAGGTCACCCGGGCGACGTTGAGGAACAACTGCTCTCGCTCACCGAGCAGCAACTTGCCGAGGAGGGCGTCCCGCTCTGCGTAGGACTTGCCCAGGAGATCGGTGCTGCCGATCCGGGACGTCCCGTACACCACCACGGCGTTGAAGATCTCCGGTGCCTCCTTGAAGCGGGCCAGAGCCTCCTCGTCGTTGCCGGTGAGTTCCCGGACCTCGGCCTCGCCCTCCCAGGTGTTGTTCACATAGAGCCCACGGGGGAGCCGGACCAGCAGATCCGGCCCCTCCGTGATCCTGGGGACATCTCCACGGACCACATCCTCGGCCGCCTTCAGGTCCGACTCCTTGTCGGAGACAGGGACGGGCCAGTCGTCGTCCGGAACGGGCTCTGCGTCAGGAAGCGTGTGCAGGGGAGATGTCATCGATTGATACTCCTATGAGTGTCGGTATCGGAGGTCTAGCCGTGACGCAGCGAGGCGGTCTCCGCCGTGCCCCAGAAGGTGTCGAGACCTTCGTGGTGCATCGTCATCTGCTGGACGAGGATGGCGTTGTCCATGGCGTTCAGCCCCGAGAAGGCGATGTTGGCGATCCAGGCGTTGTACACCTGGAAGGCCAGCACGGCACCCCGGACGTCACCACGCACCGCCGCCCCCACGCCCGTCGTGACGGGGTGGTCGAACACCCGGATCAGGGCGTCGAAGCGGTAGTCGGTGTCGGCGGGGATGGTGCCGTTGCCCCACTGGACGGCGAACATCTGCTTCGCCACGTTCCACATCCCGGGCTTGGTGAAGAACACCCCCGAGGAGCACGTCAGCGGAGAGAAGTCCGTCATCCCGGGCATCTTGTGGGGGTTGGTGTTCCAACCACCCTCCCGGTAGGGGATCATCTCCGTCGACATGTTCAGCCCCTCGATGGAGGTGAACCCGATCTTGGCGACGCCTTGCTGGAGACCCCCATCGGAGTGGAAGATCTCCATCTGGAACTTGAAGTTGCGGAGCGGGTCGGCAACAAGCCGGGTCCGCTCGGAGATGCTGGTAGCCATCTGGCTCTCCTGTTCTCGGGGCTATGCCCGGGGCTGGACCTCGGCGGCGAACCCGCCGCTCTCAAACTGCGTGACACGGATCACGATGAACTCAGCGGGGTACTCCAGCGCCACGCCGATCTCCATGCGGACCTCGCCGGAGGCGATGACCGCAGGGGTGTTCAGCGTCTCGTCGCACTTGATGTAGTACGACTCGCTGGCGTTGCCGCCACGAAGACCGCCGTCCTCCCACAGGGGGCGGAGGAGACGCTCAGCCGTCATGATCAACTGCGTCCAGAGCCGCTGATCGTTGTTCTCAAAGAGAGCGAACTGCGTCGAGCGCTTCAGGCTCTCCTTGATGTAGATGAGGGTCCGACGGGCCGAGATGTAGCGGTCGGCACCGTAGACCTTCCTGGTGCGGGCACCCATGATGGCGACGCCCTGGCCCTGGACCGGCCGGATCACGTTGATGTTGCCGGAGTTGAAGTCCCCCATCTCGGAGTCGGAGTACTTCGTGTCCACGCCGACGGCATTGGTGATCGCCGCCACGATGCCCGCCGGGGCCCGGAAGACCCCGATGGTGCTGTCGATCCGGCTGATCACCCCGGCCACCCCACCCCCCGGCGGGATGGTGATCGTGCCACCAGCCTGCTTGGGGTCCGGGACGATGAGCCACGGGGTGTACGCGGCGACGTAGGAGTCGGCCGAGTACTGGCTCAGCGTGGAGTTGATCTGGGACTTGTACTGCGCCGAGGTCTGTCCCGTCTCCCGAGGCGGCACCGCATCGTTGATGACGAAGATGTCCGACCGCTCCGGGAAGGAGACCGACGAGACGGTGTTCGGTGCGACGTAGGCGTCGGGGTCGTTCTTGTTGGAGGTGTACCCGACGAGGTTCACGATCAGCGGACCCTCGATCTTGCCGACCGCATCCTGCGTTGCCGTGGGGTAGTCCGTGGCGTCGGGAAGCGAGGGGTCCACGCCGCCCGTGAGATCCACCGCAGTGGTGATCTCGGCGGGCACCGTCGCCACGTCCAGACCGGTGACCTGGATGAGCGTCGAGCCCGAGTACGGGTCGTTGATGGCGGTATCGACCGCACGGGTGCCCGGGGTGTCACCCGACACCGTGAGGTACTGGAACCGCTCGGTCTCGACGTCGTCCTTGTAGACCGAGACGTTGAAGATGTCGTTGACCGAGTCCACGACCCGCAGGGTGATGCCCAGAGCGTTGCCCTGCACGCCGACGCTCCGTGCCGACACCGTGAACACCGTGTTCGGGTTCACGGTGGCCGTCCCCGTCCCTGCCGCCGACGTGACGTCGGCGTTGGTCTTGGCGTAGGTGAACGTGGTGGCCGTCGGCGTGGCAACGATGACGTGAGTGCCGTTGAACGTGGCGTCCACGCCCGCCACGATCACCGTCTGGCCCGCCGAGAAGCCGTGCGACGTCCCCGTGGTGAGCGTGGCGACGTTCGACGTCAGGGCCTTGTTGGTGACGTTGGCGGTGAGCACGGCACCGTCGAGCACGTCGTAGTCGGCGGCAGTGCCCTCGTCCGCACCGATGGCCCGCTGGATGTAGGTGGGCCGACCGCCGTTCTGGAAGTACGAGTAGGCGGTGTACGGCAGGTACGACGTGATGACGTCGAGAGGGTTGGCGGGGTCACTCAGCGGGTCGAAGCCGCCGAAGTTCAGGACGTAGTCCGACCACGTCGCACACCGCACCGGCCCGTTGGTGGGCCCGGTTCCTGCCGCACCCACGAAGAGGGCGGTGGAGGTGGCTGCGGACGTGTCGGCGGTGTTGACGAGGAGAGACTCCTCGACGTACACACCCGGCTTGCGAAGATCGAGCGGCATGTGGGGCTCCTATCAGGGAAGAGTGCTGGTGAGTAGCGATAGGTGCAGGAGGGTGGATCTACGGGCCAGGCGGCGGTACGACAGTGACTGTCTCGGCGGCGACCTGATGGTCGTCGTCGTAGAGATGGTTGAGCGGCTCCCGCTCCGTGACGTCGTCCGTGTAGAGGTCGACGTGGATGCGGGTGGCCTGCTCGACTTCCACGACCTTGCTCTGGGGGATCTCGGCATCCATCGTGATCGTGTAGACCTTCCGGAAGGTGCGCTTCTCGCCACTCTCCGTGGTCTCAAAGGTGTCGACCTGCTGGTGATCCATCAACTCGCAGCGACGCCAGGTGGCATCGGCGTCCACCCCGATCCAGAAGGGACGGGGCGGGAAGACGTCGGTCAGCATGAAACTGGTGAGGCACCTGTCGTGCAGAGCCGACCTGGCATAGGTCGAGACCTGATAGGTCAACTTGTGCATGAGGTACGGGTCCACGACCCGCCCCGAGCCCTCGGGTACCGCAGGGAGGTCCGGAGCCTTCGACGGCTGGTAGATCCTGCCGTAGTCCTCCCGCTCCCTCTCCAGGTTGTAGATGGAGGTCCAGCGGTCGTACGAGGGCTCGATGTCGAGGTAGTCGAGCGTGATGAACGGGAACTGCTGTCGCCGCTCGCCCTCAGGGCTGCGGAACCACACCTGCACCTCGATGGAGCCGCCGTCCTTGTCGGGCACCGTGAGCCCAGCGACGTACGCCTTGAGCGCTGCATCCTCGGCCAGGAGCAGGCCGGTATGGGTGGCGATATCGGGCTCACCGACCGCCAGCCCGTAGTCCCATGCCACCGTCACCGCAACTCACCCAGCCCGAGTCGCTGGTTGAACACCGAGTCCATGCGCTCCCCGGCGTGCCGCACGGAGCGCCCCATGGTGCGGAACAGAGGGTTCGGGGGACTGTCGAGGTCGCCGTATTCAGCCTTGCGGGCGTTGGCGATCAAGGCAGGGTTCCGGACCCCCACCTGAATCCCGCCGTCCTTGGACGGCCACATCTCGATGGAGTCGGCCATGGGGGCCCAGGCGTCGGACTTCCGGGCCCGGTCCTGAACGTGCTGATGAAGAGCCCGACCGCCCTCTTCCACAGCCACATGAGCAGCCTCGGTGACCGCCTGGACATATGAGTCCAGAGCGGCGAAGAGTTCTGCACCGATGTGCAGTTCCTTCCCCACGGGCGTGCCCTCCAGGGCGCTGTGCATCTGAGGCGGTCCGGTCGCTCAACCGGCCCACGGGCGCAGGATATCACGGAGGGGCTATCGATATCGACTATGGGTACGCAGTGCTGGTGTTCGCCGTGGCCGAGATCGAGTAGGGGTTCAGCAGAGGGTCCCAGGGATAGAACCCGACCTGGATGTTGGAGATGGCGACCCAGTAGTTCCCGGTGTAGTTCATCGGGAACCCCAGCCCGAAGGTGGCGTAGATGCGATCCGAGGACAGCGTCCCCAGGATGACGTTGTACCCCGAGAGGTCAGGAGTTCTGGTGTATCCGTCGCCGTCAACCGTCATCTGGGTGGCACGGTCGAAGTACGCCCAGTAGGCCCCGATGCCTCCGCCCGGTGCCAGCACGAACGCAGCCGTGGGTCCGGTCGGGCTCTGAGCGGACAAGTAGTAGTTGACGAGCCAGTTGCCCCCAGTGTTGACCCCTAGCCAGAACTGTGCCGGGAGTGCTGGGCCACCGAAGCGAATCCGTGACAGTTTCACCCCATGAGAGCCATACGAAGCGAACATGCTGGTAGCCATGATGTCCAGGGCTTCCCACTCGGAACTGCTCGACTGGGAAGCGTGGTTGGCCGACCCCCAGGAAGTGGAGAAGTTCGGGATGCCCGTGATCCCGCCGCCCGACGAGAAGTCACCGGCCAGGTATGCCTCGTAGCCTGGGCCGAGCACCGACGAAGCGTCCCAGATGGCGGCATTCAGGTACTGGAGCGTGGTGCTCCACCCGCCGTTGTACCCCGACGAACTGGGGCTGCCGAGGGTCAGCCGCCGGATGTTGGACTGCCCCGACTCTGTCGCTGCGTCGAATGCTGTGACCCAGACGTAGTACGCCGTCCCGGCACTACCGGGGAAGGTGATCGTCTTCGTGTTGGTGCCGTACGAGACGGTCGAGGACACCACCGTGCCCCCGAACACCGGCTGATACGACACCCGATATCCGGTAGGGGTGGCTCCTGTCGAGGGAGCCGTCCACTGGAAGGTGGTGGTTTTGTTGTCCCCGTTCCCGAGGACGGTGGCGGTGAGACCAGTGGGGGCACCCACCGTCCCGACGTAGCCGCTGCCCTGCCACGCCCCGTTCCACTTGACCGACAGGGCAGTGACCGTCCTCCAGACCCCGCCCGACTTGATCTTGATGGTCCCGTTGGCTGGGATGACCCAGGCTCCTGCTCGCTTGGCCCTGAGCGTCATCTCAACTGACCCACAAGGTTCCTTCGGGGACGTTGCCGACGCCCGGGTCCGACCCGTAGACGACGAACGCCAGCCGAGGGGTGGCAGCGGTGACCGCCGCCGACCCGTAGTAGTAGTTCGACTCGGCCACCGACGAGGACACGAACCGGAGCGTCTTCCCGGCCACCGTCGTGACGTAGATGTCGGTGGCGGCGGGAGCCTGGAGGTTCGGCGTCTTGATCGTGCCGCTGGCGTCCACGGTGGTGGCGGTCACAGCAGCGAGCGTGGAGGCACCTCCGACGCTCAGGGTGCCCGAGATGGCCGCCGAGACTGCCGCCAGAGCGCCTGAGAAGGTCCCGGTGGTACCGGACAGCCCAGCAGTGGATGTGATGGCCCCAGTGACGTCCACGGGCTTGTTGATCAGCAACTTCCCCGAGCCCGTGGTGAGGGTGACCTTGTTCGCCCCCGAGGCCGTGGTGTTGATATCGACACCGCTGACGTTGGTCGCCAGCGAGCCCGTGCCCGCCGCCGCCGTGAAGGTGGTGGTGTTGAGCGTGGGAGCCGTGAGGGTGGTGACCGTCAGCGCTGCGATGACAGCAGCACCCGTGGCCTTCGTGAAGGTGATCCCGGGCTGGCCGTCGATGCCGAAGAAGACGGTGGTGGGGGCGTCGGTCGCCACCAGAGCGTCGGAGGCCATCACCTTCTTGATGACGCCGCCACCGACGCTGAGGAGCAGTTTGGCCCCGGCCACGCTGTAGAAGACCCGACCGGCGTTGAGGTTGAACAGGAAGTCGGTGCCGATGTTGGGGACATCGGTGGCGACCCGGACGATGGAGCGCTCCTGGAGCCACTCGCTGTCCTGGGCCCGCCAGTTGTTCTCCAGGTCCACCCAGTCGATATCACCGGCCTGGCTGGATCCGATGGCAGATGTGGTACGAGCGGACATGGTCAGGCTCCTGTGCCGATGGGGAGGTCGAACACCCGCTCGTCCTCAGGCTGCGTCTCGATACCGCCCACTGACACGATGAGGTCCCGCTCCTGAGCACGGCTCCGCATGTGGAAGCCGCTGACCTCGTAGTACCGGCCGTCGTAGTAGAACACGTCGTTGAGGCGGTCATCCCACCAGGGGTCATCCGGCTTGATGTCGAAGGCCCGACCACCGTGGGCCTCCTGAGAGCCGATCCGCACAGCGTCGATGCTGCGGGCCGACACCGACAGGGAGATGCGCTGGGTGGGCCGTCGGCCTTCGGCGGAGTACAACTCGTCCTGCTCCTGCTGGTTCACCCAGAGGATGGGGACGGCAATGCCGGGGTGATACTGCTTCCCGCCCTCGTCGTACACCTCGTCGTAGACCGACCCGGCGACGTCGAAGAGGAACCAAACGATCCCCTCGCCCACGGTCTTGTGGAAGCGCTGGAACTCCGTGAAGACCCGGACCGACTCCCGGCGCAGGTCGATCACGGTGCCCCGCTGTTCCCCATGGAGTTCCACCCGCCGTTGCTGAGGTCCCACACCTCGGTCGAGACGTCAGCCTGCGAAGCAGCCCACGCCGCCTCTTCCTGCTCGTACGGGGTGGGGTAGATCGGATCGATGGGGGGCCGCACTCGCACGGGCGGGCGGGGGTCATCGATCTCCCGGGCCCGGTAGAGCGGGACATAGCGGTTGGTGAGGCGGGAGACACGGCGGAGGGTGAACTGCTCGGTCTTCTTGAGACCGACGTTCAGCATCGCCGCCTTCTCCTCGTACCGCTTCTCCCAGTACTGGATGAGCGCCTGCACCTGCTGATACCGCTGGCGAGCCGGGATGCTCAAGCCTTCGGGGGTGCTGATATCGATGTCGGTGGCGAACTCCGCCAGGAGCGACCAGAACGCACTCACCAGCGTGCCGATGCCCATCACCTCGACCTCGGCACCGGAGATCATCTCCAGGGAGGTGCTGGAGCGCCCGTGGAGGTGCTCCGTCGCCATCATCTGGGCGTGGAACTCCAGATCCTCGTTCATGAACCACTCGTAGTAGATGCCCGAGACGTAGACGCCAGCGGTGTACGAGTTGGGGTTGGGGACCTTCAGGAGCCCCATGCGGGGGTTCAGCACCGCATCGATCAGCATGCTGCCGTCGGTGTTGTTGAGGGCGATCATCGAGTCGGCCTCGACCAGCGGATGCTCCAGCCGGAGCGTCGACCCGATGGGGTGAGCGAAGTTCACCTCAAAGTAGGAACCGAAGTCCCGACTCATCTGTCGAGCGACACCTGCGACTTCGGCCAGCGTGGTCACCGCCCCATACTAACTCAAGCGGTATGGGATATCCCCTGACCCGACGGCAGGTTCGGATCCGGGTACCAGCCGGTCTTCTCGTCGCCACTGACGGAACGGATCACATCCGACCCATCGAAGACCGTCTGCGGGGGGCCACCATGGTTCTGGCCTGAGTCGGGCAGCGGGATCGTCATCTGCGCCATGCGCTCGATGCGCTCCTGCTCCATCTCCCGGGTGGTCTGGTTCAACGCCGCCTTCAGGAGGGCGTTCTCCATCTCCAACTCCTTGATGCGGTCACCCAGGATGTCCGCCACCTTGTTGAGATCCACGTCGATGTTCACAGGTCCCCCATCGTGTACCAGCCGTCCCGGCGCAGGGAGTCGAGGCGGCGGAAGAAGTAGTCGTACTCGGTCGCCACGTTCTCGGTGGAGTATCGCATGGCGCTCTCCCGGACCCTCTCCCGGGGCAGCAGCGGGGCCATCTTGGCAGCATCGACCCACTCCTGGAAGGTGCGGCACCGATACCCGTTGATCCCTGGATGCACCGTCTCGGTGAAGGCCCCGTAGTCGGAGGTGAGCACGGGGGTACCGCAGAGCATCGCCTCGATGGCGACACCACCGAAGGGCTCGATGTAGATCGTGGGGACGAAGAGCGCCTTGGCTCCACCGAGCAGGTCGGCCCGCTCCTTGGGCCCCACTACTCCGGCCCATGACAACTTGGTGGGGTCGTTGTGGCGGATGACCACCTTGTCGACCCCGTAGATCTCCCCGGGCTCTTGCTTCCAGACGCCCTGGCCCGCCAGGATGAGCGGCTCGT